GCTTGCAAAGACTTGATGATTTCAATCTCGTGTGGCTCCCAAGACAACTCGTCTTCAAGCACAAACTCAAGTAAGCGGCGCAGTTCACCCTCAGACGAATGGGTACGCCCACCAGTCAAGTAGTCCACGATGTGGGTGTTAGATGACATCAAGGCGTTGGTCATCCATGTGGATAAGTTCAAGCGCTCTTTGTTGGAGCCAGACTCCATACGCTCCTTGCCACGGCCTTCGGTCATGTCCAGTAGGAACTCAGGCAACCACTCAAAGTCGTCTCGGTTCTTGGATGTGATCTCGTCAGTGATAAGCGGGTGGCTGTTGAGCAAACCCAAGCGCTGTTGCATGGCCACAGGAGAAGTGCTCTTGCCTGTACGGTAGTGGGTGGGGTGTCCCCAGACCGAAGCTGCAGCTTCCAGCGCCAGCGTCTTACCTGTACCAGACTCGGTACTGGCGCAGTGGTACGTCATGCCGTAGATGCCTGTGAAGCGCATGAAAGGTGCGCCAGCACCAGCAAGCAAAACGGCTAGGTGATCCCACATCTTCTTGGCAATCAGCATCTCAATGAAGATGCGCCACTGCTCCATAGTGCCACGAGGCTCGGTGTTCTTGGTGATGTTCTCCAAGCCCGGCATTGGGACTTTTACTGGGGGTTTACCCTTAGTAAAGATACGACCCGCAAATACATACGAGTTGTCAGGTTGCCAACCGTAGCTGTCAGGAACTTTGATTGGGGTTTTGTTAGTGCTAGATTCTTCCACGCATGCCCTCACATATTCAAATAGGTTTTTGTCATTGTTGGCACCGAAAGCCGCCACTATGTTTTGGCTCGCCAGTGCTTTCACCGTTTCGTCTTTGCTGACCACCGCCTTCTGCGGCATGGTTACATTCAGTGCCCCTTCAGGTCTGAGCGCAATCATGTGTACAGTGTGGTCGTTGTTGCTGTTGAGGATGTCCACCACGAATAGCTCGTATGGCAACAGCATCACTTGCTTCTTGGACTTGACGCCCTCGTCATCTTCTACTGTGCGCTCCATGAACACACCGCCGTTCGTGCCGTAGGCGTAACCCCTTGGCGGTGTTGGACGCATAACCTTGACGACTTCTTTCTCTGTGACTGTGCTGTCACTGGTCAGCTTGACCTCGATCTCTTTCTCCTCCACCTCAACAGACAATTCACGTCCGAAGATTAGGGGGTTGGTTACCTTGCCCCAGTGTGGGCACGAAGGACACACTCCGGGATTCTCTGAGTCCATCTTGACGCAGGGGTACGGGCCCTTGATGCTTTGCAGCTTTTGGTTCATGCGCTCAGGCTCGTAGGGGTGCATCTTGCTCAGCCACACCGCCGCCCTGTTGCCGTCTTCACAAACCTTCGTCCATGACAGCAAGCCTCTCCAGATCGGCTCCATGCCGTCCTCTGTCGCATGCTCCACGTAGTGAGCCAACTGACCACAGCCACGACCTTGCTGAGTCGCAAGCCATATAGGTTTGAATTTTGTCACGCTGTTCTCGTACAGCTTGAGAGTCGTAGCCGTTGGCGTTGCCTTTGCTGGGCGCTGGCCGGGCAAGTCAAGGGTGGGAGCCGCCACAGGCTCATATACTGAGCCAGTCAGTTTCTCTCTGATAAGAGTTGCCAGCCCCTCGAAGCTGAACACGTCGCCTTCAGTCAGTATGCGCACAGGGCGCGGCGTTGCGTACTTCTTCTTGAAGTTGGTTGTGTCAGGCACACGCAAGACTCGGGCGGCATCTGCCGTCACAGTCATGTCAATGGCCATGTTCTCCTGCTTGCACAGGCGTTTGAAGTTCTCAGCCACTGGCTTCCACGAGTCAATGGGCACGGCTGTAAGCAGTGGCCAGTAGCAGTGCAACCCGCCACCAGAACCCACCACGTAGGGCGTACCCAAGGCATCTAAGCCAGTCTTCTCCAAGAACGCATTGAGCGCAAGGGCGGCATCTTTCTTCGATGCATATCCATCCATGTCAATGAACAGGGACTTCACAAACCTTGCGTTGGCAGCTTGTCGGTTGTCTTCCTTGCCAAAGGTAGCCAAGGCAAAGTAAACATCCAGCTTGCTGTCGTGCCAACCTTTGATTGGCAATGTTGTCTGATCGAGCGCATCAACAAAGACATGCTCTTTCGTCCTAGTAAGTTCCGCTACGCAATACCGACCACATTCGGGCGGCGGCAGAACAACCGCTAAAAACTCAAGCGGAGTCATTAAAGTCCTTGCGGTCAGAAGAGTTCGAGTTGGCGTGCGTCTTTGGTTGTGGCTCCATCAGGGGGCGCCATCACAGTCAAACGTCTAAGCACTTCCAGTTGCCACTCTTTGGGCATTCCTGTATCAAGTTCAATGAGTTCAGCGCTGAAGCGAATTAGCTCTTGCGTGGTGAGGGATCGAGGTTGTATTCCGTACATATTTTTCTCCATGCCTCTTCTGCTGAGTGAGAGGTCTTCATTATGTGAGTTAAGAATTCGACACGTTCACGATAGGCAACAAACACTTCCGTGCCTGTAAACCAGTTGTAGACAGTCTGTCGAGAGACGCCAAGCGCATAGGCAATCTTCGTAACCGGAAAGTTAAGATGGATTGCCCAACGCCCAAGCTGGTTACCCAGAGACTTGGGAGTCTTAGCTACTTCGTCAATTATTTTTTGTGAATAGGCCATGTTTTTAAAGGGGGCCGAAGCCCCCTGTGTGCTTACTCATCGTCCCAATCAGCAACGATGTCGGCCAGCTTGTTCTTCTTAGCTGGGGCGGCTTCCACCTTGGCAGGGGCTTTGCGAACTTCGGGTTCCTCTTCGGCCTCTACTTCAACAGCCTTGGCTTTCTTAGGCTTGGCGGCTTTGACTTCAGCAACAGCTTCTGCCTCGTCTTCGTCCATCATCTCACCCATAGGCTTAGCCGTTGGGCGCTTGCCTTCAATAGCCAACGGAGCAGGGGCAGTAACGCCATCCACAGCGGCAGGGGTAGAAGCTACGGCCTTCTCAGCATCCTTGGATGCGCCCTGTGACTGCACAATCTCGTACTCGTCATTGGTCAACCAACGCACAGGTGCGAAGATCAGCTTGGGTGACTCAGCCTTGGTGTCGAACTTCATGCGAGTCACGATGGCATCCAAGTTAACTGGAGGAGTCTGAGCCGCCATGAAGCGGGCGTATGCCTGCAGTGGGCGCTTGTCACCTTCTTCCTTACCGAAGATGGACGTAGCTGGCAGGGTTACCTGCAACACATCGCCTTCGGGGTTGTTAGCCAAGACAACAGCCAAGCGCTGTTGGTAACGGCAAGCACGGCTATTACCATTGCCAGACCCAGCGATGTTCTGTGGGCAAGCGGCACAGGTAGAAGCCTGTGGATTCCTCACGCCTGCATCGGGCTTTTCACCATCACCAGAGGTGCAGTCAGGGGGAGCCGCCACCGCATCCTTGTCGTAGGAGCCGGCGTAGAAGATACGGCTAACCTTGGGGGCAGCCTTGACCACGATCACATCCAAGTGGCGGTCTTCGATAGATGCCACTTCCTTACCGCCTGCAAGCAGACGGAACACGCCACCCTTGATGGAGACGCGCTTCATGCCGTTAGCGGTGGGAACACCACCAGCCAAGGCCAAAGTAGTTGCAGACAGAGCCGCGTTCTTAGCGAACGATGGCACATTTGAGGGGTTGAACATTGCAATATTGCTCATTTGATTTCCATTTAAGTTGGTTTACGTACAGAGATGTCATACTCAGAGGCTGAGTTGAGTCCGGGCGGTACGACCCCGGGGTTTTCTTCCAAGAACTGCTTCATGTTGGTCTGCGCAATGCGCTTCTCCAAAAGCTCGATGGCTTCGTGGGCTATGACGAACTTCTTGAATTCATCCCAGTCCTGTGTGGAGTAACGCGTCTTTACAGACAGCACAACAGTGCCCTCGGTAGTGCGTACAGATGTGACGCCAATCGCCTTCATCTGGTCTTTCATTGCGTTCTTGATTTCTTCCTGTTGCGCCTTGAGTATTTCGACTTGCGTGTCGTACTCTTGGGTCAGGTCGGCAATCTTGCTACGCAGTTTGCGGTAGATTTTTGCTAGTTTGTCTAGCGGTACTAAGTCTTCTGACACTTGCTTCTCCTGTTTAATTATTGTCTAAGGTTGGACAGTTTACACACATTTCAATCGCTTGCAACCCCCTTTCATGATTTAATTTCAGTCTCGAACATGTCGGTAAGAAGTAAGTTATCGCTAACTTTCCCTGCCAACGCACTAAACATCTTCCTCTCGATAGCGCTACCCTGAATGTGAATCACAGTAACTTTGTCTGAGTCCTGCCCTTTGCGGTCAGCACGGGCACAGCACTGGATGTACTGCTCCACGCTCATGAGTGGCCCATAGAACACCACAGTATCAGCGGCAGTCAGCGTAATGCCGTGCGCAGATGCCGCAGGTTGCATGACCAACACCCTAGGGTCAGCCTCAGTCTGGAAGCGATTGATCGTCTGCCCACGCTTGCTTGGCGTTACGTCCCCGTGGATGCACTCATTGACAATGCCCTTCTTGGTGAGGTAGTTGCTGATGGTGTCGATGGTGCTACGGAACAAAGCGAAGATGATGACCTTGCGATCAGTCTCCTCCAGTATCTCCTCCAGCACAGCCAACCGAGGCGCTGAGTCAAACTCAACGACTTCCTTGTCGTCTGTGTAGGCCGCACCACAACTGATCTGCAAGAGCTTGGACACACCGGCTGCAGCGTTAACTGCCGTGATGGTCTCGCCTGCGGCTTGCACCAGCATGCGCTCCTTGAGCATGTTGTAGTACTTGGCTTGCTGTGGGGTCAACTGCACCTCACGCGTCATGGTAATGACAGGCGGTAAGTCAAGGCACTGTGCTTTGGTGTAGCGTATCGCAGGCTGGAGAGCCTCGTGTACCCTGTCCTTGGCATCATGCTTTGGCGCCCACTTGAACAGCGTTACCTTGTTCATCACCTTGTCTCGCCACGCAGTAAAGAACTTAGGCACACCATCAGGGTTGACCAACTTAGCCAAGCCGTACGCATCCACAGGTGACTGAGATGCCGGCGTTCCGGTCATCATCCACAGGTATGTGGTGGGCGTAAGGATTGAGTTAAGCGACTTCCATCTGCGTGTCGTGGGTGTCTTGTATGCGTTGGCCTCATCAACAATCACAAGGTCAAAGCGGCCATCATTAACGACTTCATTGGCTATCAGGTTCAAGCCTTCGTAGTTGGTAATGACGATCTCGTAGTCACGCTGGATCATCTCGATACGGCGACTAGCCTGAGCATGGTGCGCTATAACGGCAGAGCGATGAATGATGCTGTTGTTGATGTCACCCATCCATGCGCTGTGCATGATAGACAAAGGACACAGGATCAAAACCCTACGCACCTTCTTGAGCTTCATCAAGTAGTCAGCCGCCCAAAGAGCAGAGAGCGTCTTGCCAGTGCCGGGTTCGCTGAACACGAATGCCCTGCGATACATCGTCAAGAACGCCGCTGTCTCTATCTGGTGAGCCATGGGCGTGTAACGCCCCGGCCAGTCATAGCGCCTAGTGATAGGCGAGGGCACATCTTTCACACCTAGGTTACGCAAGACCCGCGCTTCATCAAGACCCCAGTACACAGCAACGTCATAGCCTCCGTCTGCACGAAGCATGGCTTTGCTCTTAGGGATGATTGAGTATTTGTGCGGGTTTCTTGTTCGTAAGATAAGTGCTCTGTCTTCTACAATTTCCATTGCTTCTCCGAGGATTATTTATTGTCTGCTCTGTTGGCAGATTTGCTACGCATACGCAAGTTACCTTTGGCTGACGTACCGCCTGAGCGCATGGGCTTGATGTGGTCTACATCTTTGCCGTCACCCTTGGTGGCTGCTCCCGTCTTCTCCATCATGCGACGAGCCTTAACGCGCTCTGCTCGCTTCTTGATCTGCTCGGGCGTGCCTTGGTAGTTAACGTACTCTGACCGATAGTTTCTTGTGGCCATGGTTGTTCCTAATGCTTAGGGTTGAACTCACAGCCAGTGACCTGACACCAGCCGCAAAGTGGGGTTTGATTGGGGTTCCATACATCGTTCTCGAAGCATGATTCCAGTCGCGCAGTACGCTCACGATACTTCCACCAGAAGGCTTCAGATTGATCGCGTGTCATCTGCATCTTGACCATATCATTTTTAACAATGAACAGCAACGCAGAGTTAACCTTACGTATGTGTGGGAAGTGTTGGAACACCATGAGCGACATCAATACAAGCTGATCCCTATCGGGGTACTTGTTGTTGCCGGTCTTCCAGTCTCCCACCCATGCCGTAAGGTTCTCATCGTCAACAATCAGAATGTCAGCGATGCCCCGCACCCAAACATCAGGTGCTTTCCAGTTAGTAGGCGTAAGGTCAGCGCGTAGCGCCATCTCATACTCTGCTAGCTTTCTTCCGGGCTTCTTGAGCATGGCGTCCACCACAGGCTGGAACTGCTCGTACTCAGGCGGTATGGGCTTTTGATCTCTGATGTAGTGTTCAATAGCTTCATGCACCTGATTGCCGTACCGCGTGGCCTCAGTCTCTTGGAAGGGGTACTTCTTCAAGACCTTGACCTCGTGATACCTGCGCTGGCAACCCTCAAAATCTTTGAGGCTGCTGTGTGACCATGCTGGTTTTTTCATTCGAACTTCGCTGTGTTAATGGCTTTGTTAAGCCGTGTTGCAAACGCGGATACAAACTTCTCGTCACGATACAAAGGGCTATCCATGTCATGCAGGATTGCATGCGTAAGCTCATGCCAAAAGGTATCGCCGACTTCGTGCTTTGTAAACGGCTTGCCTGTGTGGTTGCGTGTACCGATACGAATGTGTTGCGCGTCATAATGCACACGCCCCATGTAAGTCTTATCGATCATAGCCTCAATGACTTCCACGCTATACCACCGCCTACCTACTCTTATTTTTGTTGGTAACTTCAATACTGCTTCTCCTAGTTTTTTGCTAACCCATAACGACGATGCGCGCCACCGTCAGCGGACAATGGTATGCCTTGCATATAGCTTGGCTCCATAGTCATCTGCGCCAAGACCCAAGTCTTAGCTTCCTCTACCTCAGCATCAGGTACAACAGCGATCAATTCGTCGTGCACTGTGCCTGCTATGAAGTATCTTTTGGATACCCGTAGCATTCCGTCAGTCATCACAATACGCGCCAGCGCTTGCGTGACATTGTTCGTTACCTTGCCTGCATACAACTTGGTTGCATCGGCGCCGTAAACCCACTGGTCTCTACCCTTCTCATCCTTCTCTCGTCTCAGATCGGGGTAGTGCAAGCTCATTCCATTGGGTAATTCTATACGACCTTTCTTAAAGGTCAAGCATTTATATGTGTGCTCTTTGCCGTGGTACAGCGCCGAGTCAATCATCGTTTCGCACAACTGCCAAAAGCCCACAACAGGGTACGCTGTAGCTCTGTAGATATCAATGATGCGCTTGGACGCAACGGCGTGCATGGCTAACTCATACAGGCTACATGTGTGCGGGATATCCCTAAGCTTGGCTTCGGTGTCTTGCCAACTCAGGAACTCAATCGCCTTCTTCTTGCTTACACCAAGTTGCCGCGCAAAATCTGCTTCGTAGCGTACAGGCGGTGCGCCTAGGAACCCCGTAGTAAGTTGAGACGCAAAGGATGCCCAACCAAGCCCGTAGCCACAGCCAAGTAAAGCCGATTTGGCTGATTGGCGTAGGTCAGGGTGACTCTCTTTTGTGAGGTTCGGTATGTTGAACATCTGCGCACCGAACGCGGCGTAAGGGTCACCTCCAGCACGGAAGATATCGAGCATGCCTGTGTAGTCCGAAAGCCACGCAAGAACTCGCGGCTCAATCTGCGAGAGATCCCCGACAACGAGTTGGTAGCCATCGGGAGCCATAATCGCTTTGCGTAGGAACGAACCTCGCTTGAGGTTTTGCATGTTGATGGCCGAGCCACGGCTTGCTGTCCACCGGCCAGTCTGCGCACCGTAGTACGAGAGAGGGACTGGTAGGGTGCCACGTTTACTAATGTCGAGGAATCTCTGAGCCCTTGTGCGCTCGGTGGTCGACTTAACCCTAAGACGCGCTTCACAAAGAAGGGCAACGTCTTCACGTTCACCGTTGAGCAGCGCTTGAAAAAGCGCGTCATTTTTTGCAAAAGCAAACGTCTCCTTCCCAGTGGTCTTGCTGACTTTTGTAGGGGGAGTGACACCCATGAGAGTGAGGACTTCCGCAAACTTTGGGTTCGACGCAAGTGCAGATTCTTCCACGTCGAGCTTTTTGAGTAGGCCTTCACGCTTTTCTCCTTCTTCTGATAGCGCCTTGATGAGCATCTCCCGGTCCAGCTCAAGGCAAGCGTTTGTGTACATGCGCAGGGTCATGTCGATCAGGCGCAACTCCTTGGCGGGGTAGCCCGCGATCATGCGCAGGAAAATCTGCTCACACAACCATGTGTCGTGACAGCAGTAGTCGGCAAGTATCGCCTCCACATCAGCAGGCAGCTCGTCCAGAATGTTCTCGGACGGAGACAGGCCATCGCCCT